TTGTGCCATAATTAGATAAGCATTATGCGGAGCCGCTATTGCTGCAACTGTCGTGGAGCCACGCAGAAACCGTAAGACCAATCCAATCAAACACTTTAGGAGTAACTATGTCTGACTACATCCGTCAGCAAGTCGAAGCTCGTGCAAAGGCTTGGGAAGAAGCGAAAGCCCTTCTTGACTCAGCAGCAGCTGAAAAGCGCGATCTATCCGGCGAAGAAAACCAAACCTATGACCGCATCATGGCAGACCTTGATCAGCGTTCATCCGTAATCGAAACCATGACAGCCCAAGCAGACCGCGAAGTTCGCGCTGCTGAAGCTATGAAGGGTTTTGAAGCACAAGTTAAGCCAGCAATTTCTGTTCCAGCAATTGACGAAGCTGAACTTATCCGTTCCCTAGCACGCGGTGAGATTCGTTCTCACTCGTTCGAGAAGCGCGATCTAACAAAGGCTTCAACCACTGGCGCACCAGTTCCAACATCTTTCTACGATCAGGTAGTAATGCTTGCTCGAAAAGTTGGCCCACTTCTAGAAACATCAACAATCATTGCAACAGCAGGCGGGGAAAATCTACAAATTCCGTCACTAAGTGCTTACTCCACAGGAACAGTTTCTTCTGAAGCTGCACTTATTGGTGAGAGCGATCCAACCTTCAATGCGTTCAAGACTCTTGGCGCATACAAGTATTCATTCCTTACTCAGATCAGCCGTGAAATGGTTGAAGATGCAGGCGTGGACATTCTTGGATTCCTTGCAGCTCAGACTGGTAACGCAATTGGCTACGCAGTCAATGGCGCACTAACAACTGGAACTGGAACAGTACAACCTAACGGCATCGTAACAACTGCTGGTTCAGGTATCACTGGTTCAACAGCCGTATCTGGTGCATTCACCGCAGATAACCTAATTGACTTGGTTTACAGCGTTGATACAGCAGGTCGTACCCTTCCGGGAACTGGCTTTATGATGAACGCAAAGGCAATTGGCGCAGTTCGTAAGTTGAAGGACACCGCAGGTAATTACGTATTCTCACCAGCACTATCAGGTGACAAGCGTGACCTAGTTCTTGGTTACGAAGTATACGAAAACCCAGCAATGGCAGACCCAGCAACTTCCGCTAAGTCGGTTTTGTTTGGTCATCTTCCAAGCTACTTCGTACGCACCGTTGGTGGATTACGTCTAGATCGTTCGGATGACTATGCCTTCCAAAACGATTTAATTACGTTCCGCGCAACTATGAGGGTTGATGGAAATCTCATCCAGACTTCACACGTGAAGTACTTCGCAGGTGGCGCAAGCTAGTCACACCCCAAAACGTAGAACCCCACCGGGAGCGCAGGCCTTGGTGGGGTTCTGCTTTTATTTGAGCAGGTTTTAAGATAAGTTTCTACTATCTACAAACAAAGGATTACCTGTGCAAGATTCTTTATGTATCGGTTGGGTTTCTAACGCTCCGTGGGCTACTACTGGTTACGGGCAACAAACGGCTCAAGTAACTAGCCGCATGAAAGCAATGGGCAATAACGTAGCAATCTTTAACAACTACGGACTAGAAGGAAGCAACACAGACTGGAACGGCATACCCGTTTATCAGCGTGGCGCAGACTTGTATTCAAATGATGTTGTGCCTGCGCATATGTTCAATTGGACTGAACGCAACCCTAAGCAGAATCACATTCTTATTACCTTGTACGACACATGGGTTTTCAAAGGCCCTAGATGGGCAGACTGGAACGTTGCTAGTTGGGTTCCAATAGATCACCTACCAGCACCACCGTTAGTTGCTAAGTGGTGCAGGCAGCCATTCGTGACACCGTTAGCCATGAGCCAATACGGGCAAGAGATGTTAGAGAACGTTGGCATTGAATCTATTTACATACCGCACGCAATCGAATCTGTATTTAAGCCAATGAAGCGACACAAGGGCATCACTGGCAGAAAGTACATAGGCGTAGCTGAGGATAAGTTTGTTGTCGGAATGAACGCGGCTAATAAAGGCGTAAGTCCTAACAGGAAAGCATTTGGCGAAAACATTCTTGCGTTCTCAATGTTTGCCCAGATGCACGATGACGTGGTGCTTTATCTGCATACAGATGCAAGCGGTTCACTGGGCGGCATCAAGTTGCAGGAACTCATTCTTTCTTGTGGGATCAAAGAACACCAGTACGCATTTGTAGACGCATACGTTCTTAGGAACGGAATCAGTCAGGAAACACTTGCAACGATCTACACGGCTATGGATGTATTGCTTGCGACTTCCTACGGTGAAGGCTTTGGCATTCCAACTATCGAAGCGCAGGCGTGTGGCACACCAGTAATCGTTTCTGAGTTCGCAGCTTCAACTGAACTTATGGGTGATGGTTGGTTAGTTGAAGGTCAGCCGTTATGGGATGCACCGCAATCAAGTTGGTTCAATACCCCTAGAGTCCCGGGCATAGTAGATGCGCTTGAGCAGGCTTATCAGCGTGGTCAAGGCACTTCTGAAAAGGCGGTTGAGTTCGCTAGTGGGTACAACGCGGATTATGTGTTTAACAAATACTGGAAACCTGCTTTACGGGTTTTGGGCGCAAAAGGTACAGAACGACCTACGCCATGAAAATAGGTTGGTACACACATCACACCCAAAACACTACAAACGTGGCTCAGGCTTCGTCTGAGAGCGTTTCAGGACTATTCACGGGGCAGTTTGCAGGTGGGGCAGAAATGTCAGACTATGAATACCAACTTCAAGCACCTTTGGATTTTGATATAGAAATTGTCACGCCATACACATTCGATACACACGACATACACCAATTTGATTCGATCGTTGTAACTGGCACGGATGCGTTCTCAGACCAGCAGTTGTTCAGACTCTCAGAGTATGAGCCGTTCGTGTTTGTTCATCATTTACAGACACCACGCGCAGGGCTTCAAGCCTTGATCGCTGGGAGTCGGTTATTCGTAACTCATACCCCGGCACACATGGCTAGAGAATTGTCATGGGCTAAGCCACGCAAGACCGCGCAGGTTCTCAGCTACTTCGATACCAGCAAGTGCCATGATCACATGGATAAGCAACCCTTTGCATTATGGGCAGCGCGTGAACATCCACTTAAAGGAAAACTGAACGCAGAACTTTGGGCAGCGCAGGCAGGTTACGAGTTCAAGGCACTTACGAATGTTCCACGCGAAACAGTCCTAGATGCGATGGCAAGGTGCGAATGGTTTGTTCATTTGCCTTTAGCATTTGAATCAGAATGTCGGGCAGTTATGGAAGCCGTTCTTTCAGGTTGCAGGATTCACACCAACGACAATGTAGGAGTAACAAGCATTGAGGATTGGCAAGATGCTGATTACTTACGGCACATGATTGACAAGGCTGGTGAAACCTTTTGGCGGCTCGTACAACTTTAGGCGTAGTTAGTATCTGTCACGGGTATCCACAAGACATACCGGGTTGGATTGAATCTGTCAGATCATTGAATCGCAAGCCAGACAAGATAGTTCTAGTTCTAAATATTGAAATAGATAAATCAGATTTTGATCTTGACGGGATAACTGTTGTTGGTTGGTTTGGTGACTTCGCCTTTAGCGACATGATGAACCTAGCCTTTGAGAATTGCCAGACTGATTGGGTTTCATGGGTTGGAATAGATGACAGATACAGACCGCACGCTTTAGACAAAATAGATAATTGCGCAGCTGACGTTCTGGCTTTGGGTTTTCAATACGACACGGGGCAAATTTGGACACCTGCAAACGTAACTAACGAACAAGTTCTGAGCTTGCACGCCAACATGATTACTTGCGGTTCACCAGTTAGAAGATGGCTTTGGGAACGTAACTCATTTGATCAAAGAATTGCGCCGTTTGATGACTGGTGCTTCTGGGTTGGAACGGCGGTATCGGGGGCAACTTATGACTGCACTCTTAACATTGACGTGGACTACGCCTACGCCGGTCACACAGTTCCAAGTGATTCACTAGCAAGATCAACGGTAAGTCAGTATTTGCAAGATCAACTTCTTTTTAGGCAAAAAACTCAATAGAATCAAGCGTTTTTACCCTTGACATTTGTTATACAAACTGAAATAATAGTTATGTAGGACAGAGAGGGGTGAAAGAAATGATTGTTGAGATTTCTATTGAGTCGAAATGGGAAATCAACCCTGAAGTTATTGAAAAAGCCTACTCAATTGCTAGTAAAGTCCAGCAAGAAGTAGCTAAAAAACAAAAGCAAATTGCGCAAGAAATCTTGTCAGCGTTGGCTAAACGGGCTTGACATTTGTTATACAAAACGAGATAATAGTTATGTAGGGAAGGAATGGTTATGAAAATGATTGTTTGCGCTGGTTGCGCCAAAGAAATAGAAGCAATTGAAGAGTTTCCCGGTGGCATTTGTGTTGAATGTTACTCAGTGAAATGGGAAGCATCACAAGAAAACTTTGAACAAATGACTGGTATTTTCGCCGGTCAAGGCATCTTCAAGTAAAAGGAAAAGAGGAAAAAATGGCTTACATGAGTCAAGAAAACAAAGCAGAAAAAGCACCAGTTATTAAAAGCATTTTGAAGAAGTACGGCTTGAAAGGTTCGTTGGGTGTTCGTAATCATTCAACTTTGGTGTTGAACATTTCAGAAGGTTCGATTAACTTCTACGAAAACATGATCGAAACTGCAAAAGAGCAAAACGCAGAAATCAAGTACATTAGCGAGGACATTCAAGTTAATCCTTACTGGTACAAAAAAGATTTTTCTGGAATTGCCTTAGAAGCAATGTCTGAGTTGGTAGAAGCAATGAACTCAGGCAACTGGGATAAAAGCGACATTCAAACTGACTACTTCAATGTTGGTTGGTACATAGACATCAACATTGGAAAATTTAGAAAACCTTACAAGTTGGTTGCTTAACAATTAGCCCTCAGGAAACTGGGGGCTTTTTTGTATCTGCCGTACAATAGGAACAGACTTTAGGAGTTTCTTTGGCTATCACAAACGGCTATGCCACGCTTGCACAAGTAAAAGCAGCTTTACGGATTTCAGACAGCGTAGACGATACATTACTTGAAATGGCTGTTGAATCTGCATCACGCGCTATTGATGGACACGCTGGGCGTTACTTCTATTCATCTGGAACTGCCACCCGTTACTACGCAGCAGAAGATTCTTTCATTACTCAGATAGATGACATTTCTGGTACGGCTTTAACTTTGCAAGTTTCATCTGCTGGTGACGGTGTATTTGATACGACTTTTGCACCTGTTGATTATCAGCTAGAACCACTGAACGGAAACGTAGATGGTCTTGCTGTTCCATACACACGCATTCGCGCTGTTGAGAACTACCTGTTCCCGGTAGAAGCAGAACAAGCATTGGTCAAACTCACCGCCGTATTTGGTTGGGCATCTGTTCCAACTTCGATTACTCAGGCGTGCATCATTCAGGCAAGTCGTATCTTCAAGCGTTTAGATTCGCCATTGGGCATAGCTGGGTTCGGTGACATGGGCGCAATGCGCGTTAGCCGTTACCTTGATCCAGACGTTGAGCAACTTGTTGCGCCGTATCGCCGTCTAAGAAACTTTGTGTAATGGCTTCAATTTCTGAACTAAGAACAGGGATTAAAAATAACCTTGCAACTATTAGTGGTCTTAGAACTTCAGACTTTCAGCCTGACAGCATCAGTCCACCAATTGCAATAGTCTTTCCAGTCACCGTTAATTATGATGAAACGTTTCACAGGGGAATGCAGACTTATACATTTGCAGTTCAAGTTATTGTTGGTCGAGTATCTGAGCGAACAGGTCAAAATTCAATAGATGCTTACTGCTCAAGCACAGGAACGAACAGTATTAAACTAGCGATAGAATCAGATAAGACCCTTAACGGCAAGGCGTTTGATCTCAGAGTTACCGATATGCGTAACTATGGGGAACTAACTGTTGGTGAGGTAAACTATTTATCAGCAGAGTTCGTAGTTCTCTGCTACGCAGACTAAGGGAGCAACACAACATGGCGAAATTTGCAGCCACTGATTACAAAATTACCGTAAACGGTACAAATCTGTCCACATCACTTAACAGCGTTGAACTCGCTTTAGAATCCGATGACTTGGAAACAACTGCCTTTGGTGGAACTTTCCGTGAGCGTATCGGTGGACTTAAGACAGGTTCACTAACACTTCAGTTCATGCAGGACTTTGCAGCAAGCGCGGTTGATGCGACTCTTTTCCCATTGTTTAACACTTTGGCAACTGTTGTTATCGTTCCAACTTCTGGAACTGTTACAGCAACGAACCCTTCTTACACCGCAGTATGCCTAGCAAACTCTTACACACCATTTGCTTCAAGCGTTGGTGACATTGCTACATTAAGCGTCACATGGCCTACATCAGGCACAGTTACAAGAGCGACTGCCTAACCATGAAGATCAACCTGCGCGTTACTTTTAATGATGAAACAGTAGAAGAAGT